TTTATTAAACTTTGGCGAGTACCTATTGCCCATCATGAAATGATCTGGACGATTCATGATTTCGTTTCTGGGTTCGATCGGGTCATCTTTCTTTGTACTGGGTCTCGTAAAGTTGTAAATGCCAAGTGCTATAACGAATGACAACATTCCAACACCTCCCAACATTTACATTTTGTAGAGATTTTAATCCTTTGCCGTGACTCTCGCAGTCGTCTCGTATAGAGACTTCAATTTAGATCTTAGTGTGTACCCGGATGGACCAATCGTTTCACAAATCACGGGATTAACAATATTGGGATCAAACATATCACCGTGTGTCTCACACAAAAGACATTTCGTTTTCGGAGTCTCACCGGGTGCGTGATTGTGCATCTGCTGTTGCCTCTTTTTGTTACGTTTCGTCTTCTTCACGACTGGAGGATTGTCTGGATCATGGCGCTCACAGTGCGTCTTACCCTCTAGACATTTGTTCCTACAGGGGTTACCTCGAATGTTTATGCCTGTGCAGCATTGCTTCTTCGCGCGAGGCGCTTTAGCGGGCTTGGGAGGCTTCAAAGGCTTAGAATGAACCTTGCACGTTTCCATTCCTTCCACACAAAACTTACGGCACTGCGTCCCTTTCGCAGTGATAAAGGGGCAGCGGATCTTCACAGGCTTTTCTTTTTTTGGTTTTACTTGTTTCTTGAGCTCGTCAACCTCGTCTTGAAGTTTCCTGTTTTCACGGACGACCTGACGAAATGCACGGGTAATTTCGTCCAACGTGTCCATATCTTTATCAAAGACATCGATCGCCGGAAAGTTGCGCTTAGCGCGACGGTTCGAGAGATCGGTGACAAGTAAGGTAAGCTTAGACAGGGCCGCTTTCGCGTCGATCTCGGGAGGGCACGGTATGCAATGTTCGAGTTCCATTTTGACTTGGAAATGAAATATACGTTCGTGACTTAGGTCCAATTTTTTTATAGAACGAATATAGGATGGTACTCACATTACAAGACGTACCCAAGAAAACACAATATATCGTGATCGATTCTGATTATGTGGATGGAACGAACAGTGAGTTCACGTTCAATCTCACACTCGAATCTAATACACACGCCGAAAGTATCTCCCAAGTGATAGGACTCAAGCTCGTCGACTTTTACATAACTCAGGTGGGAGAATCAAACCCCGTCAACGATACCACAGCCAGTACTGTTGCGAAGTATGTGGACGTCGTGTGCCCGGATGTTCCACAGAAGGCGCAAATGCTCGACGAAAGGCATGGTCAGATTTTGGCTCGTATACCTTTAGAACGTCATTATGATTACGGAGCACAAACCGTGATTCGCGATAAGCAATGGAAATCCTTCAAGCGTAAAACGAACTATTTTAACCCAATCTCCATCCAAAAGCTACACTTTAGTTTATACGAACACCAGGACGACGGTGGATACCACACACTTCAAACGGATTCCAAATGGTACATGGTACTTGAAGTGACGTCTATTGATGTGGAAGAGAAACCTATCAACCGCGAAGCCCAAATATTAGAAGCTCTCTACGCGCTCATCAACAAGATTGAGAAGTTGCACCAAAGCGTCAAGCGGTTACCGAACAAGGAAGAAGCCGAGAAGATCATCGAGGTCACGAATCGCAAGAAATTTTCGTTCAACTATGTCCTAGGGGCATTCTGTATACTACTCATAGGATACGTCTACTACGTCAACAAAATCAGAAACAGTTTCATACCAACCCCAATTTAAATCTATACATAATGTAACAGGATGAAGACAGAAACTATTTTGATTATTATTCTGATAGTCCTCGTGGCTGCAGTCGTGGCCGTAGTGATGATGAATCAAGGTACGGGTGACGTTGAAATGTTGCAGGCCTTACGCGAAGAAATAAAAGAAATGAAGAAATCCGAGATTGCGTCGGAACTAGAAGAGTTACGAAGTGAGATAAAGGATCTCCAAGAGAACCGGGTTGACGAACCTGAACCTGTCGTTGAAGATGTGGAAGACAAGCCCGATACCATCGTTGAAGATGTGGAAGACAAGCCCGATACCATCGTTGAAGACGAGGAAGACGAGGTTGTTTATTTAAAATCTGCAGCGGTGGTAGGTGTTCAAAGTCCTGACATCGAAAAAAATAATTTTCCTATAGAGTCGGATGAAATTCGCGCATCTGCGATGGAATCTCAAAATATTGTTGAAAACGATGCAAAGAAAAATTTTGAAAAATCGGATGCTAAGATTGCTGCCCGTGTCATGACCAAGGGTCCCGAGTCTATGAAGTTATCTCCGATATTTATGGAAAAATTACAGAGTGCCGCACGCAAGGTAAAGGAGCAAGAAAGGGTACAGGTTATCAATAAGGAATTAGAGGCGGTGGGTGGAAAGGTCCAAAAAGCACCAAAAGCACCGAAGGGTCCCTCTCCTGAGCTTATCCGTTTAGGTCCCCCGAAAATGATAAAACCTGCGGTATGTCGTCAAATACCCGGTTCATCGTTTGACACGTGTGGTAGACCAACAAAATCTGTACTTCCCATAAATAAGGTGCTCCCAATTGAATCTGCGAGAGGGAAAGAACTGGATAAATTACGAGAACAAAAGGAACGAAGAACTCGAGAAATGAAAGCAAGAGCGGAAGGGATGCGTAAAACTTTTGGTAACTGGAGTTTCCATATGTCTCATCATAAACCTACCGTCGTGTAATTACACCTAAGTTAAACGTGAATATACAAAAAATCGTATTCATTGAAAATGGCCTGCCACATGCAACGCGCTATGGAGATCCTCGGGACCAATGTGGTTGATGACCGAGTTCAAAGACTGGCAGGGAGTCTTCAAAAAATGAAAAATTCTTACGCTCAACACGATAAGCGGAAAGCCGATCGTCGGCTTATCGTGCTGGACGAAGTTCCCAAAAAGGCACAAGAGGTGAAGCGGGTATCTAACACGTGCAAGGCGCTTACTCTCAAGGGTAAGCCGTGCACGTTTAAGGCGGTGAGTGGGTGCTATTGCAAGAAACACGCAATCAGCAAGGCGAACATCACCCTTGGTAGAAGAGTCAACGTCTAGTATTATTTTGTTGTTATATATAAATGTTGGATCAGGAAACATTAAAACCAGTCATTATCTCCATGATCGTTTATCTCGTGGTCGCCAAGATGATTCCGGACATTATCAAGAAGCCCACCGGTATCACATTCATCGACGATATTAACATGCTTCTCATTGCCCAGAAGGGTTCTCTCACATCAGGAGCTCTTCTTACCGGTATCATCGTGTACGTCACGGGTTGGATTGAATCCGAATTCTCGTAAAATTGCGTCTTTACCCGTCATTTTTCTCGTATGCTCATGATCCATATGTCGCACATCATTAGAATAGGCGTGTCTCATGAACTCCAAGAGTTGATCAAAGTTGGGATCTCCCCATTGCATCCCTTTCTTAAACAAGAAGTCATCATTCTTCAACTCTTGAAGTCCACAGTCAATCGTGTACGGTGTTTTTATATACTCCGGCGCCCCTCCATAATTAGTGATGATCACAGGTTTATCTCGGATAGCCGCCTCTACAGCACCCATTCCAACACCTTCAGAACTCGAAAATCCCACGTAACAATCAGCTCTATGATGGAGTTGGTCCATATCGTAATCGCTGATAAGTCCGTTAATCACTTCAACTCTAGGAAGTTCCACGTCAACATCTTTTCCACACGTGGCTTTGACCAATAGTCTCGTGTTCGGTTCGTTTAATCGAACGAATGCTTCTAAGATTTTACCGAAGTTCTTACGCTGGTCCATGATATTACCTATATGGTAGAAGGTATATGGACGCTTCGACGGAGTTGGGATGTGAACATGAATCACGTAGAACTCGTTATCGGGAAACTGTTTTGAAAGGACGCGTTTACAGAACTCACTCGGAACTGCGACTCTGGGAAATATATCCATGATCATACCATAATCCTCGTGTACAGTTTCCGTCTCACATACAGTCATACATATCAGGTTTTTCACCTTTTCCTTCAGGCGCGCAGCATACTCCACATAGGACTTTATGGGTAGAAGAAAGATAAAAGCATTTTCACAATCAGGAACTTCTTTCCCATACGTGTAATACGACGAACCGGGAAACAGTTTCGTATATTTGTAGGCATGTTGACCTATCCCAGATAGTAAAGTCGGTCCGATGAACAGCATACAATTAAAGGAATTATTATCTTTAGATATATTAAAATGACCTCTCTCCGCGAAGAAATCGAAGCCGAGCTTAAGCACGTGCGTCTTGACAAGACTGCCTTATACAACATCCTACTTAAGATGGTTGACCAGGGCGTGGGTGGCGGCTCTGGTGGTCCGGGCCTTCCCGGTCCCGCTGGTCCCCCGGGTCCCACTGGTCCCCCGGGTCCTGCCGGTCCCCCCGGTCCCAAGGGTCCTAAGGGTGACGCTGCCACTGCTGCCACCGCTCCCAAGGCGGACGCCGCCACCTCTACCGAGGAGAAGCCCAAGAAGAAGGCTGCTCCCAAGAAGAAGACTCTCGCGGGTGCCTAAATAATATCTAAACATACAGTATAAAAAATGAAGTTCGGAAAGGTCCGTATTAATGCTTCCGTGATGATCGCCCTTCTCGCGGCGCTTTATATTCTCATGGTCTGCAGGGAGAAGTATTTTATCGAGTACGCCGAAGGTGAGCCCGCCGCCGAGGAGGTCGTCGCGGAAGAGGGTGGGGAAGTCGTCGAGACTGCCGAGACTGCCCCCGTGGTGACAGAGGAGGCTGAAGCCGCCCCTAAGGAAGAAGGTATGTCTGCCATGACCATTGCTGGTGTCGCCATGGGAAGCATATTCGGTCTTATTCTTATTATCTTCATGTTACGGGCATTCAGGCTGAGAAGGTACAGATAAAAAAGTTGACGTATTACAAATGAAGGATCTTACTCTAGTGCAAATCTTAATTGCCGGTTTAATCACTGCTTACGCGGTCACAGTTCGCAAGTCTAACATGGCTATCATCTCCACTCTCGCGTTTTCGCTTGCTATTTTACACGCGTACGATCACTTATACAGGGTGAAGCGGGGTAAGGAAAAGTTCTTAA